GTCCTCGTGCTCAGATGAATGTTGCCCGTGCTCATTTTGATGAACTCACTGATGGATTGCAATATTATCCGGCTATTTTGTTAAATTATGGAGATTTTCTTCTTCGCCGTTTTGCACAAACTGATATTATTCAGCGTGTATATTGGTCCCTTAATTCTCCTGCATTTTCTGATTTTATTCGTAAATTATTGGCGTTTGCTCTTATGTGTTTTGGTTCTTTCACCATTTTGTGTTTTTCCGTATTTCCAAAATCTAGTGCTTTTCCTCTTGTTCTTGTTGCATTTTTAACTACAATTCATCTTGTTATTATGTATGCTGTACAATGGCATAGAGATCGTTTAAATGTTGTTAATCAAGTTTATCAAGGAACCAGGCACATTGTTAAACAAATTAAAGCAAAACACATTCTTACTGCTACCGCTTTATTCACATCCATGGTTGCTCTTATTTCTGTTTTGAGAGCTGTTAAAACTATGATGTCCTTTCAATCTGTTTTAGAACCCATTAGTGTACAGGAACTTAAGGAGAGAGATGCAAAAGTTGACCCTTGGTGTGTTCCATTTGTCAGTGAATTGCATTGTCTTGAGAGAGGACAAACTAGTACTCATGAAGAAGTTGTTTCTAATGTTGAGAGAAACCTTTATCACGGTGTTTATTGTGATGGTCTTTCTAATCAGAAATGTGATTTGCTCATTGTCAGAGGAAATGTTGGTATTCTGCCTTTACATATTTTTGAGAAGTGTAATGAGTTTAGTTGTCTTTTTACTCGCGGTAGAGCGGGTGAACTAAGTGCTTCTACTCGTTGTAATGTTAGCTTGTTGCAAGGCGCTACTATCAATGGGCAGGATGTTGCTCTTGTTAGCGTTCCAGGTTTGGGACCTCATAAGGATATTACTCGTTATTTCCCTGAGGTATGCAAATTGGTTCGTACTGCTACTACTTTCCTTTATCGTAATGAGGATGGTACTATGAGGACGGCACGAATTGCTACAACTTATACTGAGGATTCTGGTGCAGGAGGTCCAGGATATACTTATAATTTGCCTTTTAAAACTTTCAATGGTTTATGTATGGGTGTTTTGGTAGCAGATGCAAAACATAGTTGTATTCAAGGAGTACACTTGCGTGGTATCACTGGTAAGACAGATGGTGTGGCTCTTACTATTACGCAGGATATGATCCAGGCCTTATTGGCAGGATCTCATACTTGGAAAGGTGCATTTATTTCGCACTCTAATGGGAATTTTCCTACTTCCAGATATGGTATTGATTTTACTCCGAAACCTACTATCCATGCCAATTCTCCTTTGAATTTTATGCCTGTTGGATCCAATATTGACTATTTGGGTCAAGTTCCTGGTCGTAGTTCTCATACTAAAACTAGTGTTAAACAGACATCTATCTCCCCTATTGTA